AGCATCCTGTTCGCCCAGGGCGCGGTCTGCTCCATCTTCTCGTAGAAGCTGCTAGCGCCGAGACGGGTTCCGCCCCACTCGGAGGCGCGGGCCCCGAGGTCCGCTGCGAGGGCCGTCCAGCCGATGGGGCCGGCGACTCGGCCTACCCAGGGCAGCGCGCGTGCTGCCCAGGACCGCGCGCCGGGCTGCGCGACCCGTTTTATAGCTTCGGGCGCGAGGCGCGAGGCACTCGGGTTGCGAGACCAGTGTGCGAAGTCGTCGAGCTTATCCAGACCGGGTGACACGTTCTGCCAGGTGACGGGGGTCCGGTCGAGGCTAAGCAAGCGCCCTAATCGCGAGGACATGAGCCAACCCAGGAGTCCACCGGCGCCCCGGTACGCACTGGTGGCGTTGCGGAGGTTCGGGAGGACGCCTGGTATGATCGGCCGTGGCCCGCCCCCTGGGGCGCCAGGGACTACAGGCGGGATGGGCGCCGCCGTGGGCATGGGAGCGCCGCGCCCCCCCAGAAGGGCGCGGCCGGCCGGTAGCATGGCGGCCAGCAGGTTGAAACCGCCCATCTGGTTGAAGAGGTAGCCGCCAACGGCGAGCTTCGGGTGCTCGGCGGCCCACGCGACGATCTTCATGAGCATCTCGAGGACGGATCGCAGACCCTCGCCCGCCTTCTTCCAGTCGATGGTCCGGGCGGTCTCCTTGAGCATGTTCATGCTCGGGCCGAAAAGCTCCGAAACGCCCTTCCACGCTCGCTGAGGGCCCCCGCTGGTCAGCCAATCAAAGAAGGTGGTCAGGGACTCCATCGCCTTCGAGCCGGCGGAGGCGGCCCAGGCCCCGATGCTGTCGATGAACTTCTGCCAAGCCCCGCTTTGCGTTAGCTTGGTCATCTCCTCGTTCGCCTTGGCCAGGAGTGGGCCTAACTGAGCGAAGAGGCCTTTGGTAAGGTCGCCGGCCATGGACTGGATCATGTCTTCAAACGTGGAGTAAAGGCCGGTTACCGTCTTGCTCATCTTGTCGAGCATTGGCACGAACTTGGTATCAATGATCTTGGCCAGGATGTCCATAAGCTCTTCGGTGCTCGATAGCCACGTGATCCCGCCCGTGGTCCTCTTGAACTTGGCACCGTACTGCTCCCACACCTCTGGGGACAGGCCGGCGCGGCGGAGGGCCTCCATCGCCTCGCCCTTCTGGCCGGCGCGGAGGTAGCCGATACCTCGTGACATCATGGTGATTCCCTCGGCGCTGAGGTCTCCCCTGGCGGCAGATAGGGCCCCGGCGCGGGCGGTCCAGGACACGGGCCCACCCTGGCCGGTGACGCCCATCGCCGTGAGGAAGGCGGTAGCGTTCGCGAGGTCGGGGAATCGGAAGGGCGTCTCGTCCCCAAACTTCTTGACCTCTTGCACCATGTCTCGGGCGGCCTTGCGCGAACCCAAGAACTGCTCCAAGACGGTTTCTGCGTTCTCGAGGGCTGCGTTGATCTGGAAGCCACTGCGAATCGTCAGGGCAGCGACTGCGGTCAGGCCGACCGTCAGCCGCTTCGTCCACGTGAGCATGGTCTGGAAGCCGCCCTGCATGAAGGTGAACAGCTTCCGATAGGCGCCTCGCACCTGGTCCACAGCCTGCGCCCAGTGCTTCTGGGCCTTCGCGGCCGCTTCGGCCCGCTGCTTGGACTCGGTCGAGATTGTGCGCTGCTCCTGAGAGAGCTGCCGGAGCGCCTGTTCGACCTGCTTGGTCGCCTCGAACGCCGACTTGGCATCTGTCGAGAAGAGGAGCCCTAGAGTGGCGGTCGCATCCGCTTGCATGGTGTCTCCTACAGGAACTGCATGGACCGGTTCATCTCACCGAACATGGCGGCGAGGACCTGGAAGGCGAGGTAGGTGTCCCATGGCTGGTCCCTGAGCCCCCCCGGCCTGGGGAGGCATCCGGTCGTCGTTGCCAGCTTCCACGCGACGATCTGTGCTTCAACCCACTCGGTTAGGCAGTCGGGGTGGGGTCGGACACCGGTGCCGCCGTCGTCTCGCTCTGCGAGCTGTGCGAGGCACCAGTCGAGGAGTTTCCCAACTCCTCTTCGACCTCCTCAACGGACTCCCGATCAAGCCTGCAGCACTTGCGGAAGAAGGCGACCAGGGCCGCCTCCGCGTCAGGGTGGGCGGCGAAGCGCTCGAAGTGCTTCTCCGATGTCTCGTCGTGCTTCTGCTCCGCGAACTTGCGGACCCCTCGGTTCGGGTCCCCCGCGGCCACGGATTGCTCGGTCGGGAGGCAGTAGGACACGACGATGGTGTACCAGCACCACCGGGCGAAGGGCAGCGGGCCACACAGGTTGGGCATCCGACGGCCACCGAAGCGAGCGCCGTTGCCCAGCTCGGTGTACTTCTCCTCAAGCAGGCTCTCGGCGTACTCGCGCTCGCTGGCGTCCTTGATCTCACGAGCTTCCACGAAGTAGCCGCTGTCGTCGTCGCCGATCCGCAGGACGTGCCGCTTGGGTTGCGTGCTGATGAGGGTGGCGCTTTCGATAGAGAGTCGCATCGGTCTCGCCTCCTTGGAGAGCTCGGTATTAGTCGACCTGCACGCCGTCCACGTAGACCAGGTATGTGTCGGCGAGCCCGGTCTTGCTGGCTCTGGCCTTGCCGCTGCGGGAGAAGGGCAGGAGCGCGGACTTGTCGCCGCCCCACGCGGGTCGGTTGCTGGGGAACTCGACCCTGGCCAGCACGATCTTGAACATGGATGTCCCGGAGTCGCTGGGGTCGGACCGCCAGTCGATGGTCCATGCGTCCGAGGAGCGCAGGATGCCCTCGATCTCGGACCAGGTGTCGAGGTGTCCGCGCCCAGGCTGGAAGTCCATGTTTATCCCGACGTTCGCGGTGCCGGTGATCCTGGGGTCGGTGAGGGCCGGGGTGCCGCCGCGCACGAGCTCGTCGACGGGGATGGACCAGTCGAAGGTCAGCTCGAGGTTGGTGATGTCCGCCACGAGGTTCGGGGAGGTCCCGACCGTTACGACGAGGTTGTTGGCGTGGATCGTGGCGCCGCGGGCGTAGGCCATGTTCGTGTCGTTGACGATGAACGCCGTGTCTGCGGCCTCGGACTCCTCGCTATGCGCCACGCACTCGGCTTCGAAGCTCAGGAAGCCGTCGGCCCCCCGCCCTATCGCCTGACGGAGCGTCACCTGGGTCGCCATAGCCGAGAGCCGCTTGCGCCTGATGATCTCGTGCCCGTCGCCCCACAGGGTGGCGGTCCGTCGCTTGCTGATGGTGCCGGTCGCTGTGCGCTGCAGGAGCCATGCGACCACGTCGTCGAGTTCATGGCCGCCGGTGGTGTTCGGCTTGAGCCATGCGGCGATGTTGCCTCGCACGACGTCCGCGAGCTCCGTCGACGGTCCGATGTCAGGGCTGCCCGAGGCGAAGTCGGCTTCCGCCTCCATAGTCCCCTCGACCAGGTTGTCGGCGGTGCATGGTAGGACGAAGTCGGGGGCGGTTAGCTCTTCGCCCGCGTCCCACTGGGACGCTCCGGCGGGCTCTAGCGCGAAACCCACCTTATATGTGAACTGCTGGGGCCATGATGGGGCAGGTACGGGCGCAGACACGGTGCGCTTCTCCTATCGGTACACTCCACCGTAGACGGTGATCTCGGCGACCACCTCATCGGTGGTGGCCTTGGCCTGAAACTCACCAGGTTCGAGCCGCACGGGCGCGATGGCGTAGGCATACCCGCCGAGCATCCCGTTATCGTTGGCGAAGCCGGTGGTGGCCTCCGCGTCGATGACGCTTCGGACCGCTTCCGCATACCGGCTGCGGTGCTTGGGGATAAGGGCGATGTCGCCCGCCTCGTAGCGCCACGTCACAGAGACCTGGAAGGTGCAGCTAACGGGGTACCATCCCGGAGCGGCGCCATGGTCGAGCGGCACCTGGGGACCATCGGACACCCACAGGAGCGGGCCGTCCACCCGGAAGCCGGCCGCCAGCTCGCCGTACGCGAAGTGGACCGGGGGGGGCGGGTAGAAGGTGTCGCCCTCCACGCCAGTCGCGCCCGCCTCCAGGGCGTCCGCGAGCTTGTTCTGGAGGAGCGTGCAGATGGCAGCGCCGCACTTGTCGGCCTGGAAGGGCTTGAGTGTCACTGTGCCCCCCAATCCTTGGCGGCCCGTATCAAACGCTCCACGGCCCAGTGGCGGAAAACCTGGGCCACGTCTTTGACCATGCGCTGTGTCGGCACGACAAAGGGGCGCTTGGGAACGCCACGAAGGCCGTACTGGTGGGTCCCGGCGTACTCAAGGTCGGTCCCGATGAACAGGCTCGTCTTGGACAGGTGCCGCACGGCGCCGGGGGCGCTCTCGCTGGATGCCGTTATGGACCGCCTGAGGCGCCCCGTGTCCTGGAGTATCTTGTGCGGGCCCGCGAGCCACTGCTCTTCCATCTTGCGTTTGCGCGCCGCGGTCCGGTCTCGCTGTCGGTAGAGCTGGCGGACGCTCTCGCGCGAGGCGCCTGCCCTTTCGGCGTTGAGGATGTGGCTGTGCTGTTCGAAGAGCTTGTCCAGCAACGAGCGGTAAGAGGTCCGGCTCCGCCCGAGCCGTGCTAGCAGCGCCGCACGTGTGAGCGGCTTCCAGGGGGCCCCGGGTGGCCCCTCGTCCTCGAATATCTGCGCGATGTCGTTGCGAATCACCTGAGAGGAGCGCCTCAAGGGCACACTCATGTCCTGGGCGCAGTCCTGCACGGCGTCCAGCATGGCCTGAAGCTGGCTGCTGTCGATGGTCACCGAGAAGGCAACCACTACGGCCACTCCACTCTTGGCTCGGTGGCGACGGAGATGGGGAAGACCTCGCGTGACCTGGCGAGCTCGATGCCCTCAGCCGCCACCACGTCAGCGGCGGAGAGGGCCATGAGGTCCGCGAGGATACGCTCGGCCTGCTCGCGCCAAGAGTTCACGGCAGCCGCGTCGCCGGGGACTGGCGCCTTACCCGTGAACTCGTCCATGATGATCTGGTAGCAGGCGATGAGAACGGCGCACAGCGTGATGCCGCAGGCGTCGGGGTCGGTGATGCGGAGGCGGCCCGCGAGCCGCGCCGTGATCTCCTGGCTAGCGTCCTCCAGATAGCCGACGATCCGGGCGTCCTGGGCGACGGTCGCGTCGCCTCCCCACAGGCCCGCGGTTCCGAGGGCAAAGAAGGACCGGAGCCGCCTTCTTACTGCGTCAACGCTGCCATAGTAGGCCATGGTGGGCACCTTCGCAGTTTGGGGAGAGGGCGGGGCTCACCACGGTGGCAAGCCCCGCCAGCGGATGAGGAGGGCCCCATCCGCGGGGTCACGGGATCGACTAGCTGGTCTTGGTGATGTCCGCCCACGTGTACCACGCGGGGATACGGCGCACCGGCAAGAAGCTGTAGTTCACGACTAGCCCGATGCCAGGCGGGTTGTGAACGACCCATGCGCCCGAGTACCAACCGGTGATTCCGGTCGGCGCGGTGATGCCCGCGTCCTCCGGGGGGCACTCGTAGAGGGTCGGACGGGTCTTCGACGGGTCCGCGCACACGAGCGAGACCTGGTTGTCGGGGATGAACTTGGCCAACACCGTGGTCTCGTCCTGGCCCTTGCTGTCGTAGCTGTCGTCGATCAGCTCTATGCCGTAGCCGAAGAACCCGGACTCGATGCGTCCGGTGGTCAATAGCTCGTCTACGATGCGCTCGTGCTTGGAGGCCCACGTTTGGAACTCCGTGTTCGCCAACAGCGTGCTGTTGAAGGTGACCGAGTTCATGAGCAAGACCCGGCAGTCCACGCCATAGGTTTCGCGCACGAGCTGGTTCGCGGCGTCGATCTGGGGCTTGATCCTCGTCCCTGCCGCCGCCCACGACGCGAAGCTCGAGTCGAGGGCCTTGACGTGGGCCCCGTAGAGCGCGGCCGGCAGGCCGGTCCACACGGTGTAGTCGGGGCCCTCCGCGACGGGGACGGTGACCTCGTAGTCGACACTCATCCTGCAGGCGAGGTACTCCAGCAGCCAGAGACCATCGGCCTTGAGGTCCCGCACCTTCTCGGTGATGAGCCCTTGGCCGATGGGGTCGTTGACCGTGCCGGGGGACCGGAGGAAGTTGATCTCGGCGCCCTGCGCCACGTCCCAGGCGCGGTAGCGGACGGCCTCGGCCGAGTAGGGCAGCCAGCCAGTGGCGCCACGCCGCTCGCCGGGGGTGCCAGGGCGAGAGACCGCGCCGCGCTTGCGGCTGCCTTCCTTGTAGTCCCAGGTCAGATTGATCGACGGACTTGGGGTGATCTGGTAGTCGGACGTGAACCGACCCGGAGGGGTGAAGTCCACTCGCACCAGACCGGTGAGGTACGACGTCTGATCGCGCATGTATAGAGCAGGATCGAAGGAGAACACTCTGCTCAGACCTCCTCGTTATGTCGGTTGGCTAGGCCGTCAGGAACCGGAAGCCGAGCGCCTCGAGCTCCGCCTTGGGCTTGGCGCCAAGGTTGATCGCGGCCAGCTTCGTTTCGTTCCACGGGCCGCCGTTGTCTTGGGTCACGAAGATGTGGGCCATCTGGTAGTCGCCCACAGTGCCGTCGGAACCGAGCAGGTTGACGTCCTGCGCGAGGATGCCAGCGGCCTTCTCCTCGCCACCAGGGGTCGCGGCGCAGGCGTAGACGTAAGCGCCTGCCGCGAAGCCGGTCGCCTTGTCGATCCCGGTGGTTACCGAGATGGTGGTCGCGGCTACGCCAGTGACTGCCCCGAGGTTCTCGGTGGTCGTGCCGTCGGTGATATAGACGTTATCACCCACGGCGAAGAGGGCCGGATCCTCGACGGGAAGTTCATCGTCGGCAGCGGCGACGGCCTCGCTGAGCTCTGTCGCCTGGATGACGTGCCACTTGCCGTCCGAGGTCTTCTTCCCGAGGACTGTCCCGGCAGGAATCAGCGTAGGCACAGTGCCCTTGTTGTAGCGGGTGTTCTTGTCTATCACCCCGTCAACGTAGGGATTGAGGCGCAGTCGGTAGTTGAGCCGAACTGGCTGACCGGCCGTGGGCCGCATTGGAGTCAGGTGCGGCATGCTACTTCACCCCCGTGGAGTTGGTGCGGCGGATGGCCGACTCGCCAGCCTTCCGGCCCATCTCCATGAGGGAGACGTTGCCGTAGGGGTTCGTGGCGTTGACGCCGGCCTCACCCATGAGGTGCCGGATCGAGTCGGGCACCTTGGCGAGCTCGAACAGGGCGGACACCCAGTCGAGCTTGCTCTCACCGAACTGCACGTCGTTGCCGGGGCCCGCGGACGCGATGGCCCGGATCAGGTCGCCCTGGTGGGGCGTGAGCTCCGGCAGGGGCCCGGCCGTGGACCGCTCGATGCGCGCATTGAGGCGGTCCATGAAGGCTTGGCGTCGCTCACGCTCGGTCGTGGCCTGGAGCGACTGGATGGTCTGGTCGCGCTTGGCGAGCTCGGCACGGAAGTGCTCCGCTACGGCGGTCGGGAGCTCGGCGAAGGCGTCGGCCTCCGGTTCGGGTGGGGCCTGCCCATCGCCCGAGAAGGACGTGAGGGCCTGGTTCAGGTCCTCCTGGGTGGGTTCCCGACCGAGAAGCTCCTTGAGCTTCGCGAGGAACTCTTCGAACATGCTGTCACCTCTCTGCTGGTCGCCCTCACTGGGAGGGTCCGTGGGTGGCGTGGGCCCGCTGGCAGGCTCCACTTCCTGCTCCGCAGGGTCGTCTGGCGCGGGCTCACCGGAGTCTGGCTCACTGCCCAGCTCCTCCGCGAAGACAAACCCCCGGATACTGCGATGGCGTGGGTGGGGGACGATAGCCACGTCCCGGAACGCCTCCCCCAGGGGCGCTCCGGTGGTCTCGTCCTGGTAGTCCTTGAGGTAGATTTCCACCGAGACGTAGCGGTAGGTGCCCCGCTGCAGCTTGGCCTCCGCGTCGGGCTCGGTGAAGGTGGGGTAAGCGACCACGCTGCCGCTCTCGGTGATGGCGAGCTCGTTGGGGTCGATCCAGCCAACCACGGCGTCGGCGTCGTCGTCGTGGTTGACCTTGAGGGGCAGGAGGCGCAGGGAGCGATACTGGGCGGCGTTCTGCTTGGTCTTGTCGATGAGGGCCTGGATGCGCTCCGGCGTGTACTCCTCCCACTTGCCCATGATGCTGAACCGGCCGGGGGCGAATATCTCGACGGGCACGCGGCCGTAGGCGGAGAAGTCGGTGCCTTCGTCGAAGTGCAGACGCACGAGCTTGGCGGTCTGCGGGTCCGTCACTGGGACACCTCCCGTGGACGCTCGAGGGCGAACCTGGCGTATGTGCGAACCAGCTCGCTCTTGCTGTGCCTGGCGTGCTTCTCGATCATGGCGCGGACGTCTGGCTCCTGTAGGTCCCACTCGGCGAGCATCTCTCCCGCGTTGCGCTGCGACCGTACCGGGTGGCTCTTGTGGAGCACGCACAGTGCCAGGGCGACCCGCCGTCGGACCGGGTAGGCATGGAGGAGCGCAGCGATGTCGTCGACCTGGCCGGCGTCATCGGTGTCCAGGAGCCGGATAAGCGCGTTGGTCTCCTCCACGGTGGGCATGTGGCCCCCAAAAGCAAACGAGGTCCTCGCCAGGGTTGCCCCTGAAGAGGACCTCGTGGGTCTCCGTATCGAACGTATGTTCTGAACTCGTGGTCAGTCTACCCGGCGGCGCCGGGGCACGTCAAGGGGTTACTCGCGATTTCTTCTCAGACAGTTCGCGCAGCACGTCGGACCACTTGGCGAGCTCTTCGTCGCGCTCGCCGGTCTCGGGATCAAAGGCCGGGTCGATGTTCAGATCGGGGGCGCGGTCCTCGGCGCCAACGCGGTTGGCTTCGAGCACCTGCTTGAACTGCTCTCCCATGAGAATCGGCATCCTGTTCGTTCTCCTTTCGGCTTCTGGTCTCGGGCTGGCGATGGGCGGGGGGGGCCCCCCCCGCAGGGGTGAAGGTCGTCACTGGTCGGGGAGGAGGTCGGGGCTTCTGGCTGAGGGGCATTCTGTATTCTCCCTTCTCGGTGTGGTTGCCGGCCCCCCGTGGGGGGCCGGCGGTCGGCTTGCTACTCGCCGTAGTGCACGAGGGTTCCTGGCTTGCCGTCCCAGTACGGCTTCTGGCCGGGCTCCACGCTGTAGACCTGGCGGTCACTGAGGCCGCCACGGGCCTTGCAACGGGCGACAAACTTGCCGGAGCAGGCGAACGCGGCGGCGGCGGTCCGGTGCTGGTGTCCACAGGTTCCGGTTACGGGTCCCCAGGTTGTGAAGTAAGTCTTCGTCATGTTGCTCGCTCCCTCTCTGTGTCTGAACTATAGGTATTATACCCTGCTGGCGGATTGCGTCAAGCGCTTTGGCGGTCTTTTTCGTGTCCCCGACCATCTTTTTTTCGGGGAGGTTGGCCGGCCCCCGAAGGGGCCGGCGGTTGGCTTGCTCGGTCTAGACCAGGTCTACGCTCCCAGCCAGGACCCTTCGGGCCAGGTAGACGGCCCGCCAGATGCCCTCGGGCTCCTGGAACTGGCCGTCGAGGGTCAGCATGAATGTGGCGCGTACGACCGCAGGGGCTCCCGCGTCCATCTGCTGAACCTCTTCGAGCACATCCCTGGCGGTCAGACGGGCCTGCGCGATGTCGCGCGGCATGTCGAGGGCATAAGTCTCAGCGGTCGCGAGGTGGGCGTACCGCAGGGCGGCGGCGTTCTGTCCCGCTTGCAGGGCGCTGATTGCGCTCTCGGCCCAGTGCTGGGCGTGCTTGGCGGCGATGCGGCGGGTCACATGGGCACGGAGGTCTGAGTCCAGGGGGGTTCGGTGCAGGTGCGCGGCGGCGCCTTCGAGCGCGGCCATCGCGAGGTCCTTGATGGTTTCGGCGGTCTCGGTGATCTGCTCGGCGGTCTGGTTCATTCTGTTCGCTCCCTCTCCCGTGCGAATCTATAGGTATTATACCTCACGGGCACGGAGCGTCAACCGTTTTGGCGGGTTTTTTCGCGTGTCAGGCCACTTTTTTTTCGGCGGCGGCCACTGCCGGTTCCCTGCCGGTCGGGGGCGGTTACTCGGGCTGCCCCTTCCGGTTCGTTGCCGGTCGTTTGCCGGGCGGCGCAAGCGCTTCGGCGGCTAGCTCGATCAGCGCATTGCCCAGGGGCCATCGGGGGTCGGTCTCGCCGTGGATGATCCGGCGGAGGTACGAACCGTCCACGTAGCCCTTCGCGGATTGGCCCCCGGCCGCACCCAGGCGCTCCCGCACCAGGGCGACGGTCCCGGCGAAGCCGTGGGTGTCAACCAGAACCCCCACGGCGTCCTGGAGGGTCATCGGTGGCGGGGCCCAGCCGCAGGCGGCTCGGAGAAGCTCCCCGCGGCTCCACGACGGCGTGGCGCGGCCATCGCGAAGCTGCCAGAGGTAGGCGGCGCTGACGTTCGGCCACTGGGGCCTGAGCCGTTCGGCTAGGGCGGGCAGGCTGTGCTTGGCGGCGTAGGCGGCGATGGCATCCACAGGGGTCTTCCGCTTGCGTCCCCTGCGGTCTATCTGTCGGGCTTCTGGTGCTTCCATCCTGTTTGTCTCCTTCTGGTTGGCGTTATAGGGATTATACCTCCCCTCTCACAGGGTCGCAAGCGTTACCTTCGCGGTGGCCCCCAGGTGATCCGATACGGGGCGCTTCCCCCGGGCTGGCGGGTCCCAAGCGTGGACTTCGGCGGCGGCAAGCTCGGGGGGCACTGCGATATGGTCCACCAGTCGGCTGCTTGCTCGGGCGGTGCAGAGGTCTAGGGGCCCGAGAGCGGCGCGGAGGGCGGCTTGGGCTGAGGGCGGCGCGGTCGGGCTTGGCACCATCTGGTTGAAGTCCCCCAGGACCACTAGGGGCGGGGGGCCGGCTGCGCGGGTGGCGCGGATAATCTCCCCGAGGGCGGCCAGGTATGCGGTGTGATCCTGCCAGCGGTTCCGGTCCTCCCGGCCCGTCGAAACGTGGGCTCCGGCCCAGGGGACGCATACCCCGATGAGCCGCAGGGGCCCCAGGGGCGTGTCCGTGATCCCGCTCGCGAAGCGGCCAGGGGGGAGGTCGGGGCTCCCCCCAGCAAGCTCAAGCGGGGGGCCACCAAGGGGGATCGGGGGGTACTCGAGGGCTAGCGCCCCCCAGCGCGGGCGCAGTTTGGCGCAGTTTGGCGCAGTTTGGCGCAGTTTTGGCTGCAAGTCGGCTGCAAGGCGGGCCTCTAGGGGGCTCGGGCGGCTCGGTGCCCTAAGCGGGGACCGGCAGGGGGATGTCCACCGTGCCCATGGGCTCGCGCTGGCCCGACCGGGCGTTGCGGGGACGGGCTACGTCCAGCCGCCTGGGCTTGCCGTCGACAACGGTCTCCTTGGGGAGCGACCAGTCGAAGCCGTCGCGCTCGAGCTCCTCGGCCTGCCACTGGAAGATGGGCAGCATGATCGTGCGGCAATGGGGGTGGAATGGCGGGGCGCCCATCCCGCCGGTCTGGAGCTGGTGCCGGTGGATGATCTTGCCGTGTAGGTGGCGGCACAGGTCGCTGGTCCGAAGGTCCAGGATCGCGCTGTAGCGCCACGCCACAATCGCGTCGTCGGAGTAGGTCTCCGCCAGCTCTCCGTTGTTCAGGTGGCGCATGGTCTCGGTCCGAACGAGCCTCGCGATGCGGTGCTTGGGCCAGCCCAGGGAGGCGTCGGGGGGCAGGGCGCCGCGCTCCAAGAGCCATGCCTCGATCTCTTCGCCTGACAGGCCCGCTGCCAGCCCGGTAACCACGGTGCGCTGGATGTTAGCCAGGACCGTCTCGGCGGTGACGTCGGCGAGCTTGAGGCCGTAGTCCTGAGAGGCTCGCAGGGCCGCGGCGTGGCGGGCGGTAACCTCCCCTACCACGTCCTCGAACACGACGCGCAAGCTCTTGGGGATGACGGCCTTGCCGATGAGCGGGCGCTGCCACCGACGCCCGGACAGCCGGTCCATGACCTCCTCGATGCCGCCGTCGTCGGCGGGGGTGTCAGCGAACAGACGCGGCCTCCGGCGCTTCAGCAGGTCCCGGCGCTGGAGGCCGCACGCAAGGATGAAAGTGACTCTGGCATGGTCCTCGAGCGCCAGGAGCCACTGCGAGTAGTAGGGCATTGTGGTGGCGTATGGGCGTGCCACGAGTTCGGGCACGATGATCCGCCGCAGGCGCATGAGCTCCTGCCACAGCACGGCGTCGAGGGTGTCCGCTAGGGTGCGCTTCTGGGCGGGTGTCATGGCCGCGCCCCTCCCCTACTCCGCGTCCGGCTCGTCGTCCACGTTTCCGGGGACGATGGGGGGCATCTGCGCTCGCGCCTGGCGGAGCAGTTCCTCGCCCTCCTCGTCGCCGATGGCTTCCCTGGGTATCCCCAACCTCTCGGCGGCCCAGGTCTTGGCCTCCTCGTTACTGGGCGCCAGCCACCCCACGCTGGTCAGGGTCGCGACGGTCGAGGCGAGCGCCTGCTCGTCCTCGTCGTCGAAGGGCTCGACTTCCACGGTGCCGTAGTCCTCCTGGGGGCCGAAGTTCAGTTGGATGGCAGGCCGGATGAGCCGCTCCATCAGGACGCGCCGAGCGAAGACCTGGGCTGCCGTCTCGGGGTCCATGACGGCGATGGACTTGTGCTCCCCGGTGGATGACTTGGTCTGGTGCTGCGCGTCCATGAAGGTGAGCGGGGGCGTGAGGAGCCCAATGGCGATGGCGGCGTCCAGCTTCGTCCAGATCGTGTCGTAGACGGACGCCCCCTGCCCCGAGGCTTCGATCTTCTCGATGCTCGTGGGGTTGGCGGGATCGTCGTAGATGGCGAGCGCGGCCTGGTTGCCGCACTGCGCCAGCTTCTCGGTCAGGTAGTCGATGACGCTGAGCTGGCGCCCGTCGACGGTCACGGTCTCGTTCTCCAGATCGCGGGGCACGCGCCCGATCAAGAGGGGGGACCCGAACCTCTCGAAGTGCCTGGGCATAAACTGCCAGATGACGTGCCGTTTGACGAACCACGGCATGTAGGCGGGCTCGAGCGCCTTGCGCCCCCACGGGCTCCCGTGGTCCGCGTAGTAGTTCCACAGGATCGTCCTGCTCCTGTCGATGCGTGTCTCGAGCTCTGAGCTGCCCTTGAACTGGGTCACCCCGGTCAGGTTGCCGAGCTTGTCGCACTCCAGCCCATCCGGCCAGAAGCTCTCGGGCGCCAACGCCTTGAGCTTGGCGATGCCCCACCGTCCCTGCCACTCCTGCGCCTGCATGGGGCGCCAGACGGCTTCCGTCACGGCGTACCCGGCCCACAGGGCGTCGTAGATGGTGTTGAATATCCACGACTTGAGGTCGCCCTCCATCTCGCCCCACATGGCGCGGATGAACGCGGTGATTCGCTCGTCGGGCCCCGTGTAGCCGCCGATGTGGTCGGTGATGAGCAGGCTCTTCAGGGTGAGGCACAAGTGGACGGCGTGATCGCGGGACATTTCCTTGAAGGTGGAGAGGGGCAGCCCCGATGGGTCCCTGGACTGGGCGGCCCACAGGACGTTCGCGAAGGTCGTGCCTGCACCCGCGGTCGAGGTGATGGCGTTGGCTGCGATAGGTCCTGCGAGTCCAGACTCCTTGGTCAGCTCTGGGTTTACGGACGGCATGGTGTCCTCCTAGAACGCTCGGCGGCCTGCGGTAGAGATGGTCACCACGTCACGGGTGACGGGTCGGATGAGTTGGGCAAGGCGGGCATAGGCCAGGCTGTGGAGCCAGTCGTCCCGGCGGTGTCCCGGATTGATGAGCCGGTAGACGGGCCTTGACTGCCCGGTGTCCGTGATGCCCGCCACCTCCCTGGCACTCCCAGGGTCCAACACGCGGGTGTGCGAGTCGCAGATGTGGGCGGCGTACTCGTCGAAGAACGGCTCGTCCATGGCGGGTAGCTTGGCGCTGTGCGCGAGCCAGTCGAGGGTCGTCTCCAGGATAGAGGTCCGGTCGACGTGGTACTGCCAGTCGACCTTCGGGCTCTGGTGGACCTCCACCGTGGGGCGATGGTCCTCAACGTAGAAGACGCGGGCGATGCGCCTCTTGGACTCGCTGCACACGCGCTCGCTCGCCCGGTGCTCCGGCTGCGCGTCCACGACCGTGAAGGCGATCCCCATGCGCCGGATGGTATCCACGAGGATGTCCCATGACTCGCCCTTGGTGCGCTTGACGTAGTTCAGCCACAGGACGGTGTCTCCGTCGAGCACGGTGACCACGAAGTGGTCCGGCTGCACGTCGACGCCGGCGCGAAGCCGATGGCGTGTCGATGGGTTGGGCCGATCCACCATCCGGTGCCCCCCGCGCTCCTGGGCCTCGCGCAGCGACTCGCGGGTGATGGGCTGTGACCCCGAGGCGTGGGGGATGCCGATAATGAAGTTGTCGATGATCTGCTGCGTGTTCAGGATGAGGTTGTTGTTCCGCAGGCCATTGATGTCCCGCAAGATGCGCGAGGCGCTGTGCAGGGTGCTGTCCAGCCGGCTCATCTGGTAGCCCGAGTACTCGAAGTCCGCGCCGGGTTGGGTGGGCTCCCATCGGCCCATAAGCCGCTCGGTGTCGTGGATGGTCTTGCCGCAGGAGCTGCAGACGAACCGGGCATCGGGCGGCTCCCCGTCGATGCAGTCGGGCCAGCTCTCCACCAAGTCGCACCAGGAGCCGCAGGAGTGCTGAAAGCGCCAGCGCTTCCAGTCCGACTGTTTCAGCAGCTCGGACACCCCGACGTTGGCGAAGCTCGGGTTGCCCACGTACCAACGCCAGTCGAGCTCGCTGGCTCCGGTGCGGCCCTGGAAGCGACCCAGGGCCTGGCCGTCCGCTTGGTCCGGCTCGTCGAAGATGAGCACGTCGGCGGGGATGGCCAGGCCAGACCCCCGAGCGCCTCCCGTGTAGAGGAAGTAGATGTACGAGAGCCCGGCGTCCCCGTGGAACATCTGGAGCCCGATGCGGTCGACCTGGGCCCTGACCCGTCCCTTGGCCGAACTCGGGATGATCCGGGCGCCCAACCACTCGCAGTTTTCGATGAGCGGCCGCCAGCGCTGCTGGAAGAAGTCGCTTCGGAGCTCCTGGCTCGGCATGATGTAGAGGGTGGTGATGGCGAGCTCGTTGTGGACCCGTGCCACGCGGCAGAGCATGAACTGCGTCTTGCCGAGCTGTGAGGCGGCGGAGAGCACGAGCCGGGGCGAGGGGTCTTCCATGGGCTGCACCATGAGCCGGAACGGCCCGCTGTAGTCCAGGGGATGGCCGTGCTCGTCGGTGAGGTGGTTCGTGGCCCAGTCCCCCAGCCCCGAGAAGAGGGGTCCCGGCTCCCTGGGGTCCAGGGATGTCGACCATCGGGCCGCGCCCTCGGACACGACCTCGATAATCAAGTCCTCCGTGAGCACGTCGGCGGCTGTCACCCGCTGCCCTCCTCAGTGGCGAGCCGTGCCGCCATGGCCTCTGCGGCGATCTGTGCCGCTTGCTTCCGGGTTGTGCCCGCGGGGATACGGATGCGGAGCCCGTCCCGCTCCTTGAGCGCCGAGCCCCGTGACCCGACCATCTGCTCGATCTGGTCGATGACCTGGTAGAACTCACGGCGCACGTCGGCCTGGGTGGGCGCGGTGCGTTTGACGTAGCCGTCTTTGGTCTTGGTGCCGATCTCTTGTCGCATCTCCTGGCCCCATGCGGGCGTCAGGCCGAGGGCCTTGGCCCACGTGGGGTCGATGTCAGGCGGGGACTCGAGCATCTCGTAGAGCTTCTGAGCGAGTTGGCAGAGGGCCCGGTAGCGTAGCTTGCGATGAGAGAAGGGCAGGTTGTCGCAGTCCTCGAGGAAGCGCTCCCGCTCCGCGTGGAATATGGCTGCCCACTTGGGGTGTTTGTAGACCTCCTGGGGTCGGTAACGGAAGATGGTGGCCCTGTCGGGGACCGGGGAGTCGGGCCATAGCTCCTTCCACTGGCGCACGGTCTCGTCTGGCGTTGCGAAACGGGCCGCGCAGACGATCAGGAACTCTGACTGGCCGTATGTGAGGCGCCTGGCGTTGTCTTTCCGCCTGTGCGCGTGCCCAGGCGGCTTGGCGGCCGCCTTCTTGGTGGCTGCCTTGGCTTTGGTTGTCGATGCCCGCTTGGTGCTGGCCTTGTCGGTGGCCATACGGCTCGGCTACCCCAAACGCGAACGAGGCCCTGCCAGGGTTGCCCCTGGGCAGGACCTCGAGGGTCTCAATGCAAACGTCTGTGTGTGCGGAGTATACCTGCCGTGCCGGCTAGATGTCTAGGCCGAGTTGCTTCTGCTCCTCCCTCACGACGCCGGTGTACTCGCGCATGTCCTCACGAACGGCGCGGGCGCGGGAGGTGTGCGACACCCCTCCGAACCCTGTAGCCCTCCAGCCCATGGGGCCCAAGGCCCCGGCCAGTGTTCGCACCTCCTGGTCAGTCGCACGCATCGTTGCACGGCCCCTCCCCGCTCACGGCCTGCCGGCGTACGCGGGCGAGGGCGGCGTCGAGGGCCTGTTCCTGTTCGGGCGTCAACGGGCGCGGGCGTTTGTCGCGCCAGTTCATGGGGTGCCGATTGATGCTCTTCGGGTCAGCCCACACAAGCCGGATCGTGGTCGGCAGGGTGGGGTCTACTTGCTTCAGTTCCTTGGGCATGGTGTCGCCTTTCTAGGGTCCGTAGGTCGAAGTCGCCGGCGCGCTGCTGCCAACGCCAGCGTTTGGCCCATCGGTAGATCGTCCTGGGGCGCTCGTCTGCCAGCTCCGCCACCTGGGTGGCGTTCCGCTGTCGTGGTGGCATCTCGAGGTAGATGAGGAACGCGGCCCATGCGCGCTCGGACTCGCCCGGCTCGCGTCGCGGGCTAGACTGGGGGTCCGCCACGGCGATGACGGTCATGTAGGCGTTGCATCGGCGGCACTTGTGGGTCAGCGTGGAGCCGGGCGTGAGTGCCGCGACGGCGACCAGGGTGCCGCACTGCGGGCATGTAACCCTACGAGCGCCGTGTTGCACGGATCGGCACCTCCATAGCTGCCTCCTCCGTGGTGCGGGCCTTGTCGGCACGGAGCCTTCGGGCCGTCTCATGGAGTCGGTCAAGCGGATCGCTGCTCAGGTCGTCGGGCGTCGTGTCGAGGTCGAAGCCGCGCTCGGCCCAGTACTGGTCGCACGTCAGCTCGACGAAGCTCGCCAGGGCCTCGGACCAGGTCTCGTCCGCGAAGTCGATGTGGTGCACGGCCAGCCCCATGGCCTTGGCGGCGTCCAGCTCGAACGACTGGAAGCGGCTCTTGCTCCAGTCTGAGCAGGTGACGAGCGCTGTGGCGGCATTGAGGAAGGCCAATGAGCGCACGAGGAAGTCCTCGGGCGGGGTGTTGGGGTACTGGGCGGCCAGATCGGCGTCCCACCACGGGGCGTAGGCGGCGCCCCCGTAGGCGGCGATGAGGTCCGCTATCCGCTTCCCATGGCGGATGTTGGCCAGCAGGCGGAGCGGGTTGTCCCGGGTGCCGGTCAGGTAGTCCCCGCACACGTAGAAGATCGGGGGGATGGGCTGGTCGTGGTAGGCGAGGATCGTGTCGGTCAGGACGCATCCCGTCAGTTTCCGCGGGCGCGCCGCCGGCGTGTCCAGGAGGAGGGCGGCCTTGGTCAGGGTGTTCGCGGCGGCTACCACTAACTGCTGCGTCTTGGCGTCCCGATGCATGTCTGCGGCGCGGCGCATCATGGCGTCCGCTTGGGCGAGGGCAAGTCGGGAGATATGGGCTGAGTCGCGTGGCACTTGGGAAGTCCTCCTATGACAGTGTGGTTTGGGTCACCTTCGCTGCGGCAATCAGCACGCCGGGGCCCCACTCGTCCCACGGCGCGGCATACCGCTTCGACTTGCAGACGAACACAATCACGGCGTCGTCCACCCACCAGAGGGCGTTTCCGGCGTCTAGGACGGCTTTCTCCAGGTTATCCAGGTCCGGCTTGCTGTCGACCCATGTCTTCTCAACGACGGGGTCGGTCTTGGCCCGTCGCACCAGGGACTTCGGCGTATCTAATCGGAAGTCGAGCCACACGCAGACGGGTCCTGTAAGTGGCTCGCGTGGTTTGGCGGCCTTCATGGCGAAGGCTACACGAGCTTTCCATCCGTGGATGCGATGTCCTCTATCTGCCTCCCATATGCGCAGTTTCGGGTTGCGCTTCCCCACCACGGCTGATCGGTGCCTCGGTTGTGCGACGGGCGATGACGGCACCCATGCCCACAGGCCGGTGTCCGGGTCGTCGATGAGACCGGCCATGGTTGGCACCAGTTCCGGCAGTGGCTGGAGGGGCGAGCCTTGGTCTATGGCGGGTCGCGTCCTACGCATCGTTGAGCGCTGCCACCCCCCTTTCGCGCAGTTGTCGGGCGTGCGCATAGGCGCATGCCTCCCTCTGTAGCATCTGCACGACGTGTTGGCCGATAGCGTGGACTCCCCGCTCCAGGAGGTCGACGAGGTCTCCGTCTTTGGCTCTGACGCGGAAGTCGTATTCCGATGGTCGCCCCAGGCTCAGCTCGCTGATGTGGGCCTGGGGTGGCGGCCGCCGGAGCCCCTTGCGCTGCACCAGGATGAGGCATCCGCCGGCGGCCCGTATCCACTCCCGTTCGACGGGGAACCGCACGTCGTCGATGATGAGCCCTTCCTTGGTGCGGTAGCTGTCGATGCGCTCTTCGAGCCGCCGCACCCAGTAGTCCGGCCCGACGGCGTTGCGGTAGAAGGTTCCCAGGGCGCAGAGGATATCTCGTGGCGTCTGCGCCCCGGTCAGGTACATGGACAGGTCCTTGGTGAAGTGGCCCTCGATCTTCGTGGAGTTCTCGGGCGGCAGCTCGAGGGAGAAGCCCGCGGCGTTGAGGGTTCGCAGCGCTTGGGACGCGATGCCCAAGCGTCGGAGGGTATGGTCGAGCCCCTTCTCCAGCGCGGCGGGCAGCGGTTTGTCCTTGCCGGCTGTGAAGTGGTCAGGTGTGAGCCACTTCTGGAAGGCGACGTGTGCCGCCTCTCGGAGCGGTGTTGCGAAGCCGGCTCGTCCGAGCCCTGTCAAGTCGGCGAGCATCGTGGCTAGGGTCGACTTACCGGATTGTGCTTGGCCTGCGAGTCCTACAAGCATCTGGCGACCTCCTCGGGTAGTGGGTAGCGCTCTCGTATCCAAGCCATGGCGGCCGCGAGCTCTCCCTCGTTCATGTACCGTCGCGGCTTCCCGAACTGGGCATATGCTTTGCGATTGATGGTGCCGTCGGGGAGTTGGTAGACCACTTCGGCCCGTCCCACGTAGCGGTTGATCTCGGCTCGTAGTCGCCGCTCGGTGCGTCGTGGCCGGTCCTGCCAGTCCTCGAGCTCGGCTACCTGTGAGATGAGGTGGCTGGCCTCGTCTCGGGTGAGGGATCGGATGACGTGCTCCTCGAGCCCCCGGAAGCGCAGTTGCTCGCGCTGGCGTTCGGTGGCTGCCTTGTCGATGGGGCCTTGTCGTCCTGGCACGTAGTCGACGAGGCTGATGACGGAGCCGGGGTCCCAGGGGTCGAGTCCGATGAGGCGGTATTGGAGTGGCTTGGCCTTGTAGGCGGAGATGAGCTCCTGCCGGCGCTCCTCGCGTGCCTCCTGCTCGGCCTGCCAGTTCTGCCGTGCCTCGGTGGACCGTTCGCCGCGTTCCATAGCCTCGAGGGGTAGCCCGAGGATGTCGTGGACCTGTACGAGCTTATGCCGGAGGCAGTTGTCGACGTAGTCGATGACAAGCAGGTCGGCCTTGCCCGGGTGGAGGCGTGTGCCGCGTCCGACCATCTGTTCGTAGAGGCTGATAGACGCGGTCGGTCGGCACATGAGCACGCAGGCGGTCGGCGGGTCGTCGAACCCCTCTGTGTATAGGGCGCAGTTACAGAGGACGCGCAATCGTCCGGCCTGGAAGTCCTGGAGTACCTTCTTCCGTTCTCGCCGCCCGAGGTCTCCGTACGCCCATCCTGCTTCCACGCCGAAGTCCTGGAAGGCTTGGGCGAGGTGTTGGGCGTGCGCGACGTCGACGCAGAAGGCGATAGCTTTCCGGTGCTCTCCGTGTCGCATCCAGCTTTCGGCCACGAGCCGGTTTCGCTCCGGTGTGTCGATCCGTTTGGCGAGCTCCTTGGCGACCAGGTCTCGCTCTCGGAGGGGCACGTCGTCGAGGTCGGCGTTGGTTTGGACGAGGAGTTGCCGGATGTCGGCGAGGTAGCCGTCGTCGACGGCGCGCCGGAGTGGGTAGCTGTATGCGACGGCCTCGAACACGGTGTCGAGTCCGATGGCGTCCCCTCGCCGTGCAGAGGCGGTGACCCCGAGGACTCGTGGCGGTGCGAGCTTCTGGATGATCTGCCGGTAGGTGGGTGCTGTAGCGTGGTGGGCTTCGTCGATGATGACTGCGCCGAAGTATCCGGGCTCGTAGCGCTCGAGCCGGTGTGGTTTCGCGATGGTCTGCACGGACGCGATCACGACGGGGTGCGCTCGGTCCTGTCGGGCACCCTGCGTGATGGCGACATATGGGCTGATCCATGGCGCCGCGAGCTGGAGCTTGTCGGCGGTTTGCTCGAGCAGCTCCTCTCGGTGCGCGAGGACGAGGACTCGTTCGCCTTGCCGGAAGAGGTCACAGATGACGGCGGCGAAGGTGATGGTCTTCCCCGTGCCGGTGGCCATGAGCCAGAGGATGCTTCTGTATCCGTCGGCCCAGTGTGCGTGTGCTGCCTGTCGCGCTTCCTGTTGGTATGGTCGGAGCGTGGTGCGTTGAGTTAGCGGCATGTTCGTCGCCCCTCTGCGGGGTTCTTGTGGAACTGGTCCGTTGCGTCGTGGTCGGGTGGCCACATGTTTTGGCCCGTGCAGCGGCGTTTCAGGGTTTGCGGGGTTTTGCCGAGGGTTGCGGTGTTTCTCCAGCAAAACCCCGCAAGCTCAAACCGTTGCGCCCCAAGGGTTTGCAGGTCGTTTGCGGGGTTTGCGGTATTGTTGGGGGCCCGTAGGCGTGCGCGCGTGCGTGTGTGCACGCGCGCGTGTGTACGCGTACGCGCGTTAGCCCCAAAAAAACCCCGCAAACCCCGCAAGAACCGGGAATCCGTTGCGCCCCATGGGCTAGAGTCTGCGGGGTTTTTAGTTATTATACCATCAGAACCCCGCAACGTTTCCGAGAAACCCCGCACGGGCAGGTGACTCGCGCTCCAGAAGTCAACCAACATGCCGGTATGCCCGCATTGGGTTACTAGAGCACCTCTTTGCGGGGAGGCGGGACCTCCTTTGGTGAGCCGGTGGGTGTTTGCGGGGTTTGCGGGGTTCCTGCGGAGTTCATTCCGCGTGGTTGTTGCGGGGTTTCGTCGTGTCCTGAGGGTGTTCATCGGTCGGCCACGACCCTCCACTTTGCGGTCTTAGAGTGGCTGTCTTGGCCGGCGTACTCGAGGTGGAGGGAGTCGATTCCGAAGCGGACGCCCTCCATCTTCTTGAGGCCCCACCCGAGCTTGCGGCGGTTGACCAATCCGGTCCGATCGCAGAGCTCCTGGGGCAGCGCCTCCTCGAGCGCTTGCTCGCACTCGACGTTGTCGGCGTCCAGGCGTGCGGCCAGCTCGCGGATCGTGTAGTCCGTCTCGCCGAGCCGCTCGTGCCACACCCGCAGGAAGCTCTCCCAGGCGTTGTCGTGCTCGGCTGCCCGCTCGTGTAGCGCCTCCAGGTTCTTGAGGAAGGAGGCGTCGCCTCTGTGGTGGAGCATCCCCCCGATGACCTTGCACCAGCTCTCGAAGCTGCCGAGGATGGGGACCGCCGCCGCGGCCGGGCGGCCGGCCCCGAACCATGCCCGCGCCACCGTCAGCAGGGCCGCTAGCAGCTCGCCACGGTGCTCCTGCACGTAGTTGCGGATGTTGGGGATGCGGAACTCCCTGCCCTGCCACGGGCGCGAGCTACGGGCGTCCAGGCGCACCCAGTAGCACCGTCGCGGCATGTCCTGCCCGAGCCGGATGTTGTTGCCCGTGGCGGCCCAGGTGCAGCGGACCGGGAGCTCGATCTGGCGCGAGAAGCCCAAGACACGGTCCGAGATGGTTGCACTGGTCAGCGCCGCTGAGAGGGCGCCACTGTCCAGCTCTCGGGTCACGTTGTCGACCACGATGAACGTCTGCCCCCCCATGAGGACCGACGTGAGCTGCTTGCGCCACTCCTCCTCGCGTGTGGGGGCGGTGAGCATGGCCGCGTATCGGCCCGTGGCGATATGGGCAATGATGTCCACCAAGAGGCTCTTGCCTGTGCCGGCCTGTGGCGCGTCGATGAGGCACAGCGGCGTCGGGCCGGCGATACAGGGCCTCGAGACCGCCGTCAGCATGAGCGCCAGGGCGTTCGAATGACTGGCCCCATCGGCGAAGGGGAAGTCCCCCAGAAGCGCCTCGAGTCGCCCCCACGCCGCCGCCAGGTCGTCTGCGGTCGGCTCCTCGGGGATCGGGGGCATCTGCAACGAGGGCGCCGGCAGGTAGTAGAGCCGCGTCATGGGGTCGTAGCCTGGCGTGTCGCAGATGGTGCCGTCAGGCCGGAGCACAGGGCACTCCGTGACACCGGTTATGGCGGGGAATGGCCACTTGCCGTGTTCTTCGACCCATAAGTGGACCTGGAGCTCGAAGTCCTTGACCACCTCCACCGGCGGGGCGATGTCGCTTGGGACCCAGTCCTCCCCTACCCTACGCATCCGCACATATCGCGCCGCCCTGGCCATGATCCCGCGTAGCAGGGCCTCGTTGGCGCCCAGTAGAGTGGGGCGCCCATCCTCCGACCTGGCCGCTAGCGTCACCTGGGCGTCGCGGACGAACAGCTTGGGCGGGTCGTTGGCCGCAATCACCGTCTCGAGAGCACGGCGCGTCACGTCCTGCAGGGGCACACCCGACGCCACAATGATCGGCACCTCGGGCTCCTGCTCGCCGCCCTGTCCCGGATCGGGGACCGCTTCGGGCTCAGGCGCTTCGTCCGTCGGCTCCTCCTTGGTCGGCGGAGCGGCCGCCCTGTCGATGAGGGCCAGCAGTTCCTCGAGGGAGTGTGTCTCGCACCAGTCCGCGGCGTCGTCGCGATCCGATGCTCCCTCGGTCTCTATCCACCGCAGGTCCCCTACCCCCAGGTCGGCGAGCGTGTCGGCGATGGCGCGCATGTGCTTGCGGCCCGGCGCGTCGTTGTCCGGCCACAGGCAGACGGGCACGTCTCGGCCAGCCAGATGCGCGAGGACGGGCGGAGCGGGCGTCACGGCTGCGCCGCACGCCGTCCCCAAGGCGACAACCGCCTCCCCCCCAAGCGCGCGGAGGGCGTCGGTGGCCTTCTCCCCCTCCACCAGAATGATGGGCTTGGTGGCGAAGACGTCCTCAATGAGCGCGCCAAGGTTGTAGAGTGGCAGCTCGGCCGGCGGCATCCCGCCAAGGGTCTTCTGCCCGTTACGCTCGTACCACATGCGCTTGGTGCCGTCGGACATGTTCAGGCGGCAGTGGACGGCCACAAGCTGGCCGGCTTCGTCCCGTAGCTCGTAGCGTTGGCTTGAGAGCACCTTGGTGTCGGAGGCTTGCCGCCGGCCGTTTCGGCGGTCTGATGTGCCGGTCTGGACGGCCTCCGCTGGGCGCGGCTGGTTGTAGGTGTCGGCCACGAACTCGACGATCTCGTGAAAGGGCGCGTCACCACGGTAACGCTTGACGAGTGTGAAGCAGTCGCCGCTCTCGTCCTGCAGGCCAAACCGCGTCCAGGTTCCCGCGTGTTCTCCTGCGGTCTGTATGGCCAGGGATGCCTGGTGCTCCTCGCCGTCGAACACCCATATGTTCCGCCGGTCCGTGCGCCGCTCGTCGACGACCAGCCCCAGCCTCTGTAGAAGTGGCCAGGGGTCGGCGGCGAAGCGGTTCTTCAGTTCGGCCGTGTCGTATTGGTAACGCACGCCGCTCCGCGTCCTCTCTACTGGCTCAGTCCTCGTGGGTGAGGGCTACGAACAGGGTGATCCAGCCTGCGAGGGCGATGGAGCAGTACACACAGGCGCACACCAGGATCGCTGTCATTGTCTTGGCTCCGGTAGGTAGGGTGCCCTGGCGGCGTTCGCCGCGCCGCCAGGGCCTGTGCGGTGGGTTGGAGGCGGCGCGAGGCGCCTAGCTCCGGGAACTGTCCGGTTTTTCCAGGCAGTTCCCGGAGCCACTGGGCAAGACCCAGGGACTCCGGTCGCTATATCGAGTGGAGCACTGGTGCTATGCACCGTCCGCTCCGCGGAGCCGGCGAAGCCGGAGGACCGTGGGGTGTCTGAGAGCCCCGTCGGCTCCCAGCAGAGGGCGGTCATCGTGGCGCCACCCCGGTGTGCACGAGCGACCAGTACAGGATCACGAGCGCGATCGCGAGGATGAGCGTGCGGATGAGGCACTCCGTGCGCCAGGTCATTGCGGCGCCGCCTCGGTCTGCAGCGCCGCGAGCGCCTGGGCCGCAGCGAGCGCCGCCGCGCGCGCAGTCATGACGGGCACCATGCCCGTGCCGTCGCAGTGCTGGCACGGGCAGTGCATGAAGCCTGATAGGACGCCGTTGCCGCCGCAGTCGGTGCAGGGCCGGGTGGCGGCGATGCGCTGTAGCGCGGCCTCCATCGCAACCGCGTCCTGGTGGATGCACCACTTCAGCTCGAGCGCGGGCATCAGTGCACCTCCTCCGCGAGTGCGAGCACACGGTCGGCATAGCCCCACGACACGCGCGGTGGATTGCAGCCGCCGTTGTAGTGAGCGAGCATCTCACGCTCGCCGCAGTCGTAGGTGTCCCGCCAAGTGGCGAGCTCGAGGCAGCCCAGGGCGATGTTGCGGTCGATCTGGTAGACCCGGTCCCCGTGGAGCTGCATCAGGCCGTGGTCGTTGGTCGGGCTCACGGCGTCCACGCGGTAGGTGCTCTCTACCTTTATCAGCGCGGCCACGAGCTCGGGCCGGAGGTTCCGCTGGCGGCACTCGCGGGCGACAGATAGGGCTACGTCATAGGCGGCTGCGTCGGAGAGGTGCCCCCCCCAACGAAGCACGGCGGGGATGATCCGGGCGGCGGTCGCGCCATCGGTCGCGAGGGCTGAGGCTAGTCGGTGATCTCGGGAGGGCACGGGCGCTGGCGCGGAGGGTGGCTCGGGGCTCGTGGGCTCGGCCTTCTCGGGCTCGGGCTGGTGTGCCGTGGCCATCGGGGCGGGCGGGGTACTCGAGGGTCCCGCTTGGGGGGCGTCGGAGTAGATCACCAGAAGGGCGAACGGCATCAGGGCGGCTAGTCCGAAGGTGGTCTGTCTGATTGTCACAGGGGTTCCCTTTCATCGGGGCGGCCCCCCAGGGAGGCGGTGCGTCCCCAGGGGGCCGGTCGGTTTAGAGGTCTTCGAATGCCTGAGTATTGTCCAGGAAGTCCAAGTCAGAGTCTGGCTCCGTCGGGGCTTCGGGCACAGGATCGGCGGCGGGGGTGCTCGTGAGTGGAACGGGCGGCGGTGCGAAGTCGTATCGGAAGCCACGTCCGTGCCGTTTGATCGTCAGGCGGCCCCCGTTGCGGGTCAGGAGGGTTACCTCCTTCTCTCCCTCGTAGTTCGCCATGTATAGCTTGATCCGGTCCTTGATGACGCCATCGGCGTCCTGCCAAGCCTTGCCGGCTGGCTTGTGCTCATCCGCCACGGCCAGGGCGTCGGCCAGGTTGGTGTCCCGAACGGCGCTGTAGTCCACGGGGGCGAATGCCCGCTCCCGGTCGCAGAGGTGCTGGTAGCGGCAGGTGCCGCAGGGGGGTTCCATCCAGGCGTCGGGCCCTGGGGGGTCCGGCAGGAGGGCCAGTACCTCCGGGCTTGTGACCCGGCCCGTCTGCCTTGCTGCGTCCCCTATCCGGGCGCAGTGGGCTCGGATGGTGCCGGCGGTCTCCATCAGCTTGTCAATGCGCTCCGGGTCTCGGGGGATTCGGAACTCCAGGCACCGCAGTTCGTCGCGGGCGACGGCCACGAGGGTCCCCTCGGGCCAGTCCCCGAGGGCCAGGTAAAGCTGGACTTGGTTGTAGTAGGTCTGCGGCCACGGGTTGCGCGATTGTTTGAGGCTTTCGCCTTCGTCGTGCAGGCGCTGGTACTCCTTCATGGAGTACGGGTGCGGCGCCTTGATTTCGACGGGGTAACCGTCGTAATCCAGGAAGTCCACCTTCCCGCTGAGGCGGTGCGGCACGGCCCCGTCGGTCAGGGACTTCTGCGCCCCCGTCACGGGAAGAAAGTACCCCTTACTCGCCAGAACTTGGCCGAAGTAACTCTCGATGAAGTTGCCCATCAGCATGCCCCGGCTGTCCTCGACGGTCCGCTCCTGGGCGAACAAGCGGTACTTGACATCGAGTACGGCGCGGCGGAGGCAGAGGTGCGCGGAGGCGCAGGTGGTCACGTAGATGGAGTCGCTGCCAGCGAATGGCCGAATCTGGTCGGCCACGTAGGCGTCTAGCACCTCTTCGAAACTGGGACGGCGCTCGCGGAGGGCTGTCTTCATGTGGTCAAGCTGAGCTTCCAGCCGGGCCACGGTCTCCGCTTGCTGGTGCTTGCGAACCCAATCGCGCACGGTGCCTGGGCTGCGGCCTATGGCGGCCGCGACGGCGGCGGGGTCGGAACCACAGAGTACCTCGCGGATGGCCTGGGTTCGCTCCTCTTCCGTGGAGCGGAAGGGTAGCGGGGGGGCCACTGAGTCGGCCCAGGAAGCAGCTTCTTGCACAAGGGCGAGGGGCAGGGTCAGTGTCGGGGCTTCGGTGGTCACTGAGCGTCACCCCCCGACGGGCGCATCCGGGCGGCTGCAGCCTTGATGGCATCAGGGCCGGAAGCCCCGGTCTCTTGGGCCTTGGCGACGAACCCCTTGACTCGCTGCGCGGTCTTGTAGAGCCGGGCGGCAGAGAGGTCCAGCAGGTCCCGGCCTGGGACCACCTCGCCGTCCTTGCCCACGAACGCTGATAGGGCCGTCACAACGGCGTCCACGTCCGTGGAGTCGGTTACCCCCACGGAGGCGAGGGCGTCGATGATCTGCTTCACGAGGTCGGCTGAATCGTCCTTGCCGGCGGGGGCGGGCTTGCTGCTCGGTCGCGCCCCGGCGGCGGCGGGGCCTGACTTCTTTCCGGCACTCCGAATCGCGGCGGGGTCTATCCCGGCCTCCCGAAGCTCGGTAGTCGTAAGCCCGCCCAGCCCGCTGAGGTCCACAAGGGCCCGAATCATAGCATTGGTCTCGGCCATCTTGAGCGTCTTGAGCTCCAGATCACAGTCCGAGGTCAGCTTCCCGCTCTTGCGTAGGCTCGCCGTCAGCGGGGTGTCAGTGTGGGAGGTGCCCGTGCGGACCACACGCCCGAACATTGGGCTGTCAACGGTGACCTTCACGGCGGCGCGGAAGTGGCGCTCCCCGGAGGCGTTGTCAAACGGGCCGGTGTACTCGGGGATGATGGTCACGTCCACAACGGAAGCGCGGAAGTACTTCCGCACCACGCCGATGCCGCGGCGGGTGAGGGTGACGTCATCGGCCTCTTCGTCGTAGGAGAGGAAGGCGGTCGCGGCGCGTGGCCCAAGCTCGGCTAGCACGGCCTTGGTCAGGATGGGCTGAAGCTCGGCCCACTGGCGGACCTCTTCGAGCATCGAGAGAATCTGTTCACTCGATGCGGCTGGCATTTCTAGCTCTGGTGCGGCAAAAGCGTCCTGCGTGTCATCGAAGTTTTCGGGCATCCTGTGTCCTCCTTCTATGGTCACGCGCCGAAGGCGCGTTCGTGCCTTAGCAGGAGGGAGGGGGCGGCTGGCCGAATCTGTCCGCGCGTGGCGTAGCGGGTACCCGCTGACCGGGGGGCCTGGAGGGCTCCTCGTCCCCCGGTCGTAACCTCAGACGGCGTTGCCATGGCCGCTTCCCTTCCCCTCGCTCGGTCGGCTTGCTGGCTAACGGGAGAGGGCCTCGCCACGAAGCCCTGCTCCCGCTCTCGATCATAGACACAGGAGCGCGTTTGGAGCAGACGCGAAGCGCCCGCTCCCGTTAGCCAGCAAGCGCTCTTGGGTGCTTGCCTTGGTCTGCCGCCAGGCCGGGTGGGCTGGGCTGCGCCAGGAGGCGCGGGGAAGGGTGTAGGGTTTTGACGGCTTGGCGGCAGATCAAGACAAGCACCCTTCCGAACGACTGTTCAGAAGGGTTGTTCGAACGGCTGAGGCGTTCTCCTCCCAGCGCCGAAAACTTTCTCGGTTTTTTTTTAGGCGTCTCCCCGCCACTCGTGCCCGCAGTTCGGGCACCGCATCGGGCGCCCCAGCACGGGGGCCGGAGGCGGCTCGGGCTCTTGGGTTGGCTCGGCCTGGGGGGCCGGGCGAGGGGTGGCGCTCGGTCTCGGGGCCTGCTCGGGGATCGGCACACGGCGGGGGCGCCCCAGGGGCTCCCCGAGGATACGGGCGGCCTGGGCGGCGAGGGCGTCCACCAGTCCTGTGAGGGCGTCGGCCTCTAGGTGAATCGTGCCGAGGAGGGTCGCCAGGGCCTGGGCGTCGGCTTCCGCCATCGTCCCCACGGGGTCCAGCGTCGCGAGTAGCTTCGCGGCTTCGTCGTCATCGAGGTCCACGACCAAGCAGGGCCACTCAGTGTCGGGGGCCTCTTCTGCACGGCAGTGCCCGTCGAGAATCTCGTAGCCGGCGGGGGTCCGGCGGACTAATAGGGCGTTGGCTATGCCCACATCCTCCAGAATGGCGCGGAGGGCGTTCCGTTGCTCCGCTGAAGTGGGCAGGCGGCAAGCGCTGGCTGGTGCCGCACCTGCAACGACTCTACAGCGCATACCGCGACCGACGCCTAGTCGAGCCATTCGTGGGTGGTCTTGCGGTTGCGCTCGGTCTGCGACCGGATGGTGCACTTCTCATGCGCACCTGTTGGCGCTTGAATGTGTCAGAGTGGTATACACCGCTGCCTGAGGGAGGGGCGAGCACCGTGGACAACGGGCTACTGGCGTTGAAGCTGGTCCTC